TAATCCACAAATTAGAGCAGATTTTGACGGGGATGTAAAAGTCAAATCTATCTTAGTCCACATTTCTTAGTGGTATAATAAGATCATGGCATTTCCTGGAACATATGACTTTGACTATTATCGTGGAGACACATTTGTTTTTAAAATTACCCCGAAAACTTCTACTGGAGCAACATTTGCATTAGATGACTATGCTGCTGCGGGAGCAATCTTTTCAATCGCTTCAAGTAGAGGCGACAGCCCAACTACAGCAATTAATAGTGTTGCGGATACAACTAAACTTTCTGCAGTGATCGATACAGGTGCAGATATTATTACTTGTACAATTAAACCAAGTGCTAGAACCGATTTGGTTGGAGGATCAACATATTATTACGATGTTGAAATTTTTAATAGCACTACATTAAGATATACGCTTCTAACTGGAGCAATTACAGTAACTGACGATGTAACTGGTGCATAATGCCAGAAGTTTTTGTTTATGAAGACTCAGTTACTGTTTATGAATCACAGTTAAACATTGTTCTAAATACCGCTCCAAATTTGACGGGAATCGATCAAGAAATAGAAGTAATTGAAGCAAATAGCGCTATTACAGTAAATCAATAGTTTTTATTATTATGGTATAATCTTTGTATGGCTGCCACAAATATTGGAACTGACGGAACTCATAAATACCCCCTTGCAAAAATGCCAGAATTAACTGATGCTGCAGATATTCAGATTGCATTAAAAAATTATCATTATGGACAGGATACTCCACTTGCTGCCAATGCTGCACCAACTGGTGGTATTGCAAAATATTTATACGATATTGAAGCATCGATTGCTGCAATTTCTACAGAGACTAGTGCTGTTGTTTTAGAGTCTGTTATGGATGCAAAGGGAGATCTTTTTGTTGGAACCGGAAATAATGCTGTTGATAATTTAACAGTTGGCAGCAATGGATATATTTTAACTGCAGACGATACACAAGGAACATTTGGTCTTAAATGGGCAGCACCACAAGCAGCAACAACTTCACAGCCTGGAGTTTCTCAACTAAGTGATTCAACATCAGAAACTTCATCAGTTAAAGCAGCAACACCAACTGCTGTCTCAACATTAAAGCAAACAGTTGATTCATCAACAAAAACAGCAAATTATACATTAGATCCAGCAGACGCTGGAAAAATTATTATTATGAACGTATCCTCATCAACTTCAATTATTACAATTCCATTAGAAACCACATTTCCTGCGGGAGCAAGAGTCGACATTCTACAAATAGGATCTGTTCAAACATCAGTTGCACCAGTAAGTGGAAGCGTTACATTAAATAGCAAGAATAACAATAGAAAACTTTCTGGCCAATACTCAGCAGCAACACTTATTAAAACAGGTACAAATAGTTGGGTTCTTCTAGGCGATCTGACGGCTTAAGGATATTCCATGCTAAATATACTTGGAATTATCACATCAATATTAAGTAAAATAACTGATTCTTTTAATAGAGCAGATGGTTCTTTAGGGTCAACAGATACAGGACAAGCGTGGTCTGCAACAAGAGGAACATGGACAATATCTACAAACAAAGCAACATCCTCTGATGCAGGAAGTACCTACCCATTGGCAGCAGTTGAAACAGGAGCACAGAATGTTACTGTTTCTGCTGATATTACTGATGGTGGTCCAGGAGTTGCTTTTTGGGTAACAGATGCAAACTCTTGGTGGGCAAGTTCTGTTAACTATTCTTCTTCAACCGCACAAGCATACTACACAGGCAGTACGGTAGCAACTGGAAGTACATCAAGTTGTTCTGGCGGACCAGTATCTGGGGCTTGCACTGGTGGTTGTGGAACAACTATTGCTGGAACAGCATGTTCTTGGAGTCAAACTGGATCCGCATCAGGCAGTCCTGGCACTGTAACAAATCAATGCACAGGTGGAAGTGTTTCAAATGTTATTTCATCAACCCCAGGATCAAATATATATACTTGTCCTGGTGGGTGCTATTACAGTGCTTTTTTTGATACATGTTTTTCTAGTTTTGACGATAGTGGGTGTGGTGCACCTACCGTATCACAAGGATCAACAACATATACAATATATACTGGTTCAAGTTATAGTCCAGCGACTGGAGACTCTTGCAGTCAGTCAGTTGTAACTACTACAACCTATGGTTGCGCTGGACCAGGAGGAAACTCAACTAGTGGTGGTGGAGATTGTGGAACATATGTTGCTGCAGGTGGTACAACATATTTAACAGAATTAAAATTATATAAAAATGTTTCTGGAACTATATCAACAGTTCAAACAACACAAATTAATTCTAATAGTAGTGCATTTGTAGAGGCAAACTCTATTAAAGCATCTACTTCCGGAGATGACATTACAATTACAGCATATCAAAGTTCTGGATTAAGTTCTGCTTTTGCAACCACACTAACTAATACTCCTGCAAGTCCATTAAAAGGAACTAAGGCTGGTATTATAAAAACACCATCTAGTACAAATGCTGGATCTTTAATAGATAATTTTTCTGCAGAGTCAGTTTAGTTAAAATATGATAAAATATAATAAAGGAGACTTACATGTCAGAAACCACAACGCCTGAGCAACCAGCATTACCACTAGTAAAACTAGCATTAGTTATTGATAATGAGGTTGTTGATATTTTACATACAGACGAAAGATTGTCTGCAATACTTTTAAGTAATCCAATTATTATTGATGTTAGTGAAAATTTTTATAATGAAGAAAACAGACCAACGCTTTTTGTTGGTGCAACATATAATGAAACAACTAAAACATTTAACAATGTAGAGTAGTTAAATGACAGAAAAAACTAAATGGCAAATTTGGAAAGAAGCACAGTCACAAGTAAAACCTTGGGATCTTCTTAATCCAAACAATCATACAACGGATGAAATACAAAAAGAAAGATATGATATTTGTTTGTCTTGTCCAGAATTAATTCAAGCAACCAAGACTTGCAAACTCTGTGGATGTTTTATGAATCAAAAAACAAAACTAAAAGCAGCATCTTGTCCAATTAACAAATGGCCTGCTGTACAAGACTAATGGAGAAAAATGCTTACGGCAAGAAGTTTAGAAATAATTAAAAAAGAAGGCTATGATATTAATGATCATAGTTATAAAATAGCAATTGCAGTTAATGGGGTAGTAGAATGTATTATGGACTGTAATGAATTATTGGCAAGAGTTATTGCAACACCACATCAAATGATTTTTATTGAAGATGGTCAGTTGTCCGTTGGCGACAGTTATCCCGTATAAAAATGACATTATCTAATTATACAGAACCAATTCCAGGATTTTTTATTTATGATGATGTTTTCCTAGATTCAAAAAATTTTATAGAAGAGTTAGAGTTAGAAACAAAAAAAAGAAATCTTAATTGGGGATTTGGTGGAACCCACAACTCTTATGGAGAAAAGGTTATTGACCTGTCTACAAGAAATGTTTTTTCTATTAGCATCCCATTTGAATCAGATCAAAATGATTTATTTTTACTTGAAACTTCAAATAAGTTAAAAAATTTGTTTACGCCATATGAAGAATACTACAAGGAAATGTTTCATCTAGAAACAAAAACTCACGAACCCTATTTAGTTTTAAAATATAGAAAGGGTCAATATTTTAATAATCATTTAGATGATCATATTGAAACACCAAGAAGGATGTCTTTAATTTATTATTGCAATGACGATTACGAAGGAGGAGAAATAGAATTTTCCAAGTTTAATTTAACGATTAGGCCAAAGGCTAATCAACTATTTCTTTTCCCATCAAGTTATGTATATCAGCATAAGGTTTTGCCAATAACAGGTGGTGTTAGGTATGCAATTGTTAGTTTTGTTTACTAATCAGGATACCTTGCGAGCCACTCTTTAGTCTTCCAAGTAATGCCCTTCCAGGCAGACCAGTCTTTACCACCATCACTCATATGATAAGCAATCTCTGCATTTCTAACTGGATCAAATAAGTCTTCGTTAGACTTTAGGTTAAACTTATCCCGTCGATCTTGACCCATTGATCCTAACATATTGATTTGAAATAATCCATAAGAGTTGTCTCCAGTCTTTGCATTAGGATTCCAAGAATTAGGAGTACCCATAGATTCTTTCATTACTGTTGCCCAGGCAACTTTAAGAGAATAACCCTCAAACCCTACAGACTTTAATATTTTAATTAGTTCATCTTTTTCAAGAGGGGTTCCATATTTGTACTTTTTCTTAGTTTTATTATTTTCTTCCTTAGAAACTGAAAAAACCGCCTCAGCGGTTTGGGTTTCACTTTTTGACACGGTACTACTCAAGTTATTTTCAGCATTAGCACTAGAATTAGAGAACAAAGCAATTCCAGTTACTGCTGCGAGTATTCCAATCACTATCTTATTAGTTGTCATGACTGTTCCTCCTTAGAAACAAAAACACCATAAAGTTATGGTGTTACTCACTAGTATATCATGGATTTGGAGATTGAGTCAACTTAAAGACTTAATGTGATATAATTTCTTTATGGCTAAATACCGCAATCCAGACGAATCAGAGATGGATGTAAAGGCTCCTTCTACCTACAATATTGGAAATAAGCCACCATTGGTTAACTGGACGGTTGTAATTGGCGATAGCGCCTCTTTTAGAATATATGTACAAGATGATGCAGGAGATCCAATTGTAGTCGATGATTGGGACATTGAGGTCGATTTTAGACGGTACTCTGATAACGTTGGAGATGACTTAATATTTAAATTAGTACCAGTACAATCAGTAACTGATGGCGATGGAGAGTTTTTAGTTTCTTTGACCCCTGCTCAATCTAAACAACTAAGAACTGGTGATGTTTTTGATGTTCAACTTACAGATGCTACAAGGGTTTGGACTGTATGTCAAGGAGAAATGATCATGCTTGGCGAAGTTACAGATCAGTCATAACAAATGGCTAAAGCAACATTAACTGATGTTAAGGCAAAAGCAAAAGTAACTTCAGTAAAAGATTTTAAGTCTTCCAAAATTAAAACTGTTAATTATTCAAAAACAACTTTAACTGATGTTAAAACAAAAACCAAAATAACTCCAATAAAAGGTTTTAAATCTTCGGGTATAAAAACAGTTGACTATTCTAAAAAGGTATCAATAAATGAAATACTTCCATTTAGATTAAAGATAACTAATGTAGGTATTGAAGGTGTAAATCCTTTAAATCCCCCAGGAATTGGTATGCAGGTTATTGGTTTTTCCAATTATATTTTATAATAAACCTATGTTATAATATAAACATGGCCCGACTATCACTAGCAAATTTAAAGTTAAAGTTTCAAACAGGAGA